AATATCTAGGAATGATTCAGGATATCATTATATTGATAGTAAGTGGCAATAGAAGGGATGATTGTTTTGAACGTTGGAGAGAAAATAACTTTATACAAAGAGAGGTCAGAATTCAAGAACTATGCGGATTTTGCGAAGGCTGCTGGAGTTTCATCATCTTGGTTGTTGGATATAAGCAAAAAGGAATCTCTTGCACTGGTTGATGCGAATTCTTTAGTGAACCTTTGCGGATATTTAGGCATTTCAGTTCAACAATTAGTTGTAAATGATGATGAAGATCAACAAGTCCTTGCAGATAGTGCAACAACTGACGTAGACTCCAATGATATAGGTGTTCTGCTTAATAAAATGATAGTTTTATTATCTCAAGATGATTGTAAGCTGTCTGGAGTTATAATGAATGGTAAAGCTAGGCAAGTATGTAAAGATGCCTTAGAAGTGTCATATGTTTTGGTTAAACAGCACTTATAGGAGGAATAATAATGATAACAGTGAATGATGATAGCATTACAATAAAAAGATGTTACAGCCCAAACTGTCAAGTATGCGGTAGGCAACATGAAGATATTGAAATAATTTACTATGTTCCTTTGGATAATAATTTAGTCTGTTTTAAATGTGCAAAGGAAAGTGGGTTAGAATTTGACCCAAGAATTTATCTTAAAGAATAGGAAAATTTTTTCTTGACTTTATATCTCACGAGTAGTACAATAGTATTATACAAATAAAGGAGGTGGATAAGCAGTTTTCATTTACATATTGTAAAGTAATAAATAATTATAAAGAAGGTTTTAGTTATTGACAAGACAACACAGAAGCACACAAAGGTAATTTTGTTATGTTCAGTAGTCATATTTAGTATTTTAAACTTTGGAAACTTTGTTACGAAAGGAACAAGCAATTTGAGAACTGATCAAAATGCTAATATATTGAAGCTGTTTCGTGGACGATACATAGTGTTACCAGATAAGGTAATAGAAGAGAAAGTTGAAGTTGTTAAGCCAGAGGTTGTTAAAGAACAAAAAGGAGAAACCTACACAATTTCAGCATATACATTAAATTTTGAATCAACACAAAAATCAAGGGGAAATCCTGATTACGGGAAGACTAGCTCAGGATTTAATTTAAAAGGTCATACTTTGGCGTCTGCAAGAGTAATTGCTACAGATCCTAATTTTATTCCGACTGGCAGTAGGGTAAAAATAGTTTTCAACGATGATAAATATAAGAAGTACAATGCAATTTACACTGCAAAAGATGTAGGAGGTGGAATTATCGGATTACATATTGATCTGTTTATCGGTGATAGCCCTGACTCTGTAAAAAGAGCAGTTATTTTTGGAAAGACTCAGGCAATTGTAACAATTATCAATGAATGACATATAATAAATTATAAATAGAGCAAGACAGAAAGGAGAAATGCATCATGAGTAAACTCGACTACGTTATTCTCCCTTATACTAACTTCAAGGATAAGATCAGAGTTCATAAAGAACTTGATAGAGAAATGGTTAAAAAGCATGGTAGAAACAATTTCAGCTTAACTGTTTTAGACAATTGCATTATGGCTTCGTTCAAATCCATTAATACTTTTTTCTAATCATAGTATAACTAATATATAAAATATTATACGCACATACATAATTGAATATAGCACTAGGTAGGCTGTAAGCACTTAATAATGTTAAGCGTTAAAGCTATTAAAATATAAGAGATGGAGATGTTTAATTATATGATTATTACAAATAAAGTAGAGAAAATGGTTACAGTTGAGGAAACGGTTGCCCTAATGTGCAATAAATGCGGAGAACTAATTGAGTTGGAACGCTCGTATACACTGCATAATTTTGATATTAATTTTGGGTTTGGCGCAAATGATAATCAGAACTGGAAATTTGACATGTGTAACACATGCATAACTGAATTGGTTAGTGGATTTAAAGTAGAGCCTGATAAAACAAGTGATGAGGCATCAGATTGGGAATGGCCTACAGATGATTGGAAACAAGAAGAAGAACCAGTGATAGAACCTAGACCTAACACATTGGAACCATTTAGATACGTTTAATATAAAGGAGTGTTAATAATTATGAGAGTAAGAATTATTGCCAATCATCCAGACGACCCAAAAGGAAGCAGTATAAGTGAGTATATAGGTAAAACTTTTGATGCAGAACAGATGCATGGGACAAAGAATATAAGTGTTTGTTTTGATATTGATGTCGGTACTATGACAGTTTATCCTGACGAATATGAGGTTGTGGATATAGTTAAAGACTTAGATGAGTTTATCAATAGAAATTGTGAGTTTAGTATAGCATCTCAAGAAATAAAGCAGTTTATTCTTGCAAATAGAGTTGGATTGACAAAACTACTAAATAAACAATAGTCCCAATTCTGTAACCCTTACTACAAGAGGGTTACAGAATACATAAATAGCATAAAAGCTACATTTGAAGCTATAGAAAGGAGGTAAAGCGTGGTTATTTTACAAACATTATTAGGTTTAGTGGTTGTATATTTAATTATTTGTATACTTATGTCTTGTCAAAGTTTTAGTCAAGTAAGGTCGGGAAAAGGATTTGAAAATTTTACATTGGTATTGGGAGATATTCTTATAATGGCAATAGTAGCATGTATAATTCTATATCTGTCTTATGTGTTCGGGAATATAATTACACAATTAATATTCAAATAAATAATAAGGAGGAATATAAAATAAATGCAAGTGTTAGAAGTATTAGCTAAAGATTTGTTTAATCAACCAGATTTTAAGGGTTTGAATAGACAAGAAATGTGGGAGAGGGCAACATTTTTAGGATGGAAGTTCAGCAATGTCAGTGGAAATTTCCATATGAAAGTGATTAAACTTAATACTTCGAAAGAGTAATTTCATGGGGTCATGGGTTTTGTAAAACGTAGTAAATGGAAGCATACGAGAGCATGAGGAAGCTGTATTTATTAGTACAAACTAAATATAATAAAGGAGTGTTATTTATTAGATACTTTGGTGGCAAAACAAGAACTTGTAAGCAGATTGTAGAGATATTAAATACATATAGAAAAGATGGGCAAGTATTCTTATCACCGTTTGTTGGAGGTGCATGGGTTGAATCATTATTGAGTAGTCCAAAAGAATGTTACGACAAACATCCATATTTAATAGCAATGTATAAAGAATTACAAAAAGGATGGTTGCCACCGACAACATTAACTAAAGAAGAATATGATTACATAAAAAATAACCCAGACGAGAAACCATATTTAACTGGATTTGTAGGTTTTGGTTGTAGCTTTGCAGGAAAATGGTTTGGTGGATATGCTAAGGATAGTTCAGATAGAAACTATTGCATGAATGCTTACAACTCAATATTAAAGAAGCTTGATAATTTAAAAGATACATACTTTGATTGTAAGGATTATCAGCAGATAGAACCAAAAGGATATTTAATTTATTGCGATCCACCATATGAAGGTACTACGCAATATAGCAAGACATTAGTTGGTGATTTTAATTCAAAGGACTTTTGGGATTTAATGCGTCAATGGTCAATACATAATACAGTAATAATTTCTGAATATAATGCGCCAGAGGATTTCAAATGTATATGGTCTCAAGAAGTTAAACTAGATATGAGAGATAGCGAGAATAAAAAGAAGGTTAGAGTTGAGAAACTATTTACCATAAATAATATATAATAATACATACGTTAAAATACAGAATTTAAAGGAGATAAGTAAATGATAGATGAAGAGTTTGTAGTTACTCGTTTAGAATATAGGATTGAATATTTAACTAAACAAAAAGAAGTATTAATAGAAAATGAATTAATTACTAATAAATACTGGTCAATTTCAGGAACTATTAGTGGGTTACAAGAAGCATTAGATTTACTAACACAATAAAAGGCGAGTTTGAAAGGGAGGAATAAAATATGTGTTATGGTTCCAAATGTGATTTTGAAGGATATATGGGAGAATGTAATATACTCTCTGTATCAAAGTTTAGACAAATAGAAACTGAGTTAGGATATACTGCTTGCTTTATTGGAGGAGCTACAACTGATCCTGAAGAGCATGATTATTTTAATAAGTTGTTTAGAGAAGGTAAAATACAAGAAATGCTTATTAAAGCCAGTAATATTGTATATAAAAGGGAGGTTTATAAATATTGAGAGATCCAAACCGCATTGATGAAATTATTGAAGAGTTAAGAATTTGTTGGAAGAAGTATCCTGATTTAAGGCTAGGACAATTAATTTATGTTTTAGTATGTAAGAATACACAGAGCACAGAAGTAGACGTTTTTAACCCAGAGGATGATGAAATGTTAAAATGGATCAAGGAGGGAATTTAAATGGATGAATACTGTGTTTATGATGACTCTAATTGTAAATACTTAGAAATTTGTAAACAGTACATAGAAGGTGAAGCTTGTATTAAGGATTTACTGGGTACTGATTTGATTTTGTTGCCTCAATATTCGCCTGAAGCTATTCTGAAAAGGATTAAGAAGAATAGAAATAAACAAGTGTTAAAATAATAATGTAACTACCACACGAAAAATGCATTTCAAGTGGTAATCTAATTATTTTAATCATATATAATTATATACATCATATACTTAAATAGGTGAAAGAATTTAAAGGAGGAATATACAATGCAAAAAACATGGGAAGAGTACGAAGAAGAAAAAGAAAACAAAGATTACACAGGGTATAGAGCTGAGTTTAAAGGTGATCACGATGGTAAATTAGCATCAAAAGTTATTGGGGATGCTGAAAGACCTGAAGATTGGGACGGTTGTAGTTTTGTTGTAGTCGAGGACATGGAAAGTGATATTATTATTGGATTTTATGAATGTGACAATGATAAACGGCTAGGGGATAAACAATTTTATGTAGAAAAAGACGATATGTGGTTTGAAGGTTAATAATTAGGGGAGTTTATTCTCCTCTAATTTAGATACATACAAGGAAATTCTGATTTTAAAGGAGAAGAGAATAATATGGATTATATAAGCATTGTAGCTATTGTAAAAGATGGAGGATATGAAAAATTACAAATACCATCTAAATTTCTCAGTGAATTGTCATTATTAATAAAGAAAAATGGTTCTGAGATTGTACAGTTGAAAAACAGATCAATAATTGTAGCTGGAATATTGATAGCAGGTAAAGACATGGGAGAAAGAATTATTCTTTGTGGAGACTATAAAGATATTTAACTACATATAAATAATTTTATTGACGTAACCTTTCTACTAGTGTATACTTATATCAGTGGAGAGGTTGTATTTTTAATAGAGAAGGAGAGACGAAATTGGAAAAAGTATTGTCAATTGTTCAGCAAATCCAAGCAACCCCAGGACGGAACGATAAAGAGGCTATTCTAAGAGAAAATGAGGACAATGAATTATTCAAGACAGTAATGCAATTCATCTACGACCCGTTCATTTTGACAGGTATATCAAAAAAGAAGATCAGTAAAAAGCTAAAACTTCCAACTGAACCATCTACATTGTCAATTATTGAAGTAATGGATTATCTCAAATTACATAATTCTGGAAAGGATGTTGATGTCACTTTAGTTCAACATTTTATCCAATCACAACCTGAAACATTGAGAGATTTCCTTACTAAAATCGTTTCTAAGGATCTCAGCATAGGCTTAACGGACGGTACGTTAAACAAAGTATATGGCGACTTCATCCAAACTTTTAGCGTAATGTTAGCTAAGAAATTTGAAGACCATAATCATAAAATTAAAGGTGAATTTGTTATTACTGAGAAGTTGGATGGTAATAGGTGTGTAGTAATTAAAGATAATGGCGTTGTAAAATCGTTTACTAGACAGGGTAAGCAGTATGAGGGTCTGGAAGAAATTGAATCTGATATTGCAAATCTAGAAGAAGATAATGTTGTTTTTGATGGAGAATTAATTGCAGATATGCAAGGTAGCACAATTCAAATCTATGCGGAGACAACAAGCAAAGCTAGAAGTAAAGGTTCAAATAAAACAGGGTTAGTGTATCATATTTTTGACATGCTCCCATTAGACGACTTTCAAAATGGAAAATCTAGAACTGATTGTGTTTTTCGCAAGCTCATGTTAACAACAGTTTTTGAAAATAATGAGTTCCTACATTGCAAAGAAGTCAAACCTCTGTATATAGGAAGTGATTTATCAGAAGTTGAAAAATGGATGAGTTGGGCTGGAGCTAATGCGTTAGAAGGGATCATGGTTAATTTAGATAAGCCTTATATTTGTAAGAGAAGTGATTCAATTTTAAAAGTAAAAGTATTCAATGATGCTGATGTTCGTTGTTTAGATGTTATTATTGGAACAGGAAAGAATGCTAATAAACTTGGTAGTATTACAATTCAATTTGAGCATGAAGGTAAAGCATATGAATGTAATTGTGGTTCAGGATTCTCGGATCAAGAGCGAGAAGCATACTGGAAGCAACCAGAATTGATTGTGGGTAAGATTGTGACAGTCGGATACTTTGAAGTCTCTAAGAACGCAACAGGATATTTTGGGTTAAGATTCCCGACATGGAAGTCAATTATTAGACACGATAAAACTGAAATCAGTATGAATTGAGGAGGAATAATAATGGCAATTAAAATAGGCAGTGTGAGTAGCTTTAGTATGTTTAACAAAGAAACAGGTGAATCTTTGATGGAAATCAAAAATCCATCAGCTATGTCAAATATAGTATCAAAACCTAATAAGGATGATTTGATTCCATGCAAGATGGAATTCAATGGATGTGAAGAAATCCAGATATATATTACTAAAGAAACTTATCAAACTATGATGGATTACAAAAATAAAACCAAAATTGATGAAGAGACAAAAGTTTGGAAACAATCTGGTTATAAAAATAACATGGAATGCAATTAGATTAAAAGACTAATTTGATGCTATAAAAAGGAGGAATTGATTATGTTCAAATTAATTTGTATAAAGTGTGGTAAAGAGGTTTATATACAAGAACATGAAAAGAAAGGACACTTTGTAGAAAATGGTGTTACTATTTTGCAAACAGTAACAGATGATCTAGAGATAGAATGTGATTGTGGTAATAAAGTGGTTTTGTAATCCCAAGAAAGGACTATTTGAAAGGATGAAGAAGCAATGAACATTAGAATTATTAAAGACATGTCAGCAGAAAACAATAGTACATTCAAAATTGATAGATTCATTGGCAAAATATATAATGCAAAAATTTATCCAGATGGCAAAGCAGATGTGGATTTTGGTGATAACGTTGGATTATTATTTATTTTTGAAGGAGAATATGAAATCGTAGAATAGCACTCGAAATTTTACATTTAACGTATAAAAAATAAAACAAAAGGAGGAAGTTTATGCAATTCCTAAAAGATATCCCATTAGATGATATCCTTCAAAACATTAAAGCGTCTTTAGATGATGGGTACGAATTAGAGATATCAATAGATTATAATGAGGAATTAAAGGATTTACCAAAAGATAAATTATATAAATTTGAAGAAGTCAAAAATATGGATTACATAAGTTTCATTAGTGAAATATACAATCATTTTAGATCAATTGAAAGGCAAGAACTGTATGAGTTTCAGGCAAGGTTAGAAAGAGATGAAGATAATACTAATTTTCATTATAGTCTAACTGCTATGAGGCCATTCAGAGGAGATGCTGGATATAAACGTGGAGGAGGTTCAGAAACTTTTTCTATGAGAGTATTTTTGACACAAAGGAATTTATTACTGCATCAAATTTATGACTTACACCTTCCAACTATATATGAAGATATTGGTACATATTTTATTAAGAATGAGCATCCTTATTATTTAGATAATCTTAAAACTGTGACAGGTCATATCAAAAACACTATATATGAAAATATTATAGGCAAAATTATTGAAGACAAATACTATGCTATTGAGCAAAGAGAGATCACACTTGAGGAATTAAAAGAATCTACTATTTTAAATATTAATACTAATAATTATGAACTAGTTGATTTTGAGATAACCATTAAAGAAAGTTATGGTAGCTTCTATTTTAGTATCACCAATAAATATTTAGGAGATATTATAAAACTTACGCAAAGGAAAGAAGTTACAACTGAATATCTTTTAGATATCACAACATGAAATTTCGCTTTTATAGGAAAGGAGTAGTTATGAACAAATTTGTAATAGGTATAGACTTAGCTAGAGAAAACACTGATAATACGTGCTTATGTATGCAATTCCTAAATACTTGTTTAGAAGAAATGAAAGAGCTATGGCAAACTGGTGATGAATACCCACTTCCAGAGTTCAATAAAAAGATAATAGGATTGGATAAAGATAGTCGTTTGATTATATCGTCGATATATGAAAATGATAATCAAGAAGTATTCATGAATATGTTGGTACAATAAAAGGAACATTTTAAGCTAGGAAGGAGACAAATAATATGACAATAGGTGAATTATTAGATACTTTATCGTTTCTACCCAATGATATCTACATACAAAATATTAACCTAAAAGAGCATGGTTCTGACAGAGGAAACTACGTAGATTTTTATATTGGTCACTATAGTTCTGAAAACCCTCACAATACAGTTAAAGAGTTCAGGGATTTTTTAAAGGATAATGTCATAGGCAAAGAATTTCATGGGTATAAAGGCGAGGAATTCTTGATGGATGAGGACTCAGAAATTAGACTTGGTTGGTATGGAGATAGTGGAGAACATTTAGATGGCGTTGTGGTTAATGAAAATGGTGCTAATCTAAAAATACAAAGAACTTTATATTATTAAAAATACACCTCTGGTATGCTCTAGTATGCTTCCATATGCTCTTGATTGCTAAGGTATAAAACACATGAAATGAATATTTGAAGGGAGGAGACAAACATGGAGACAAAATCAGACTGTAAAGTTCAAATTGCGGATTATATTTGTGACGAATGCGGTAAGGGAATTATGAAATACAATGACAAGATATATTTTACTTTCCCTGAACAATATGAACACAAATGTAATAGTTGCGGGCGGGTTAGGGCTTTTCAAGATAAATATCCGAAAATAACTTATACATATATGGACTAAAATATAGTATTGACGCTATTAAGAAAGGAAATGAATAAGATGAATGTTAAAGAATTAAAGGAATTACTAGAAAAATTCAACGATGATGACATTGTTATTGTTAGTAAAGATGGTGAAGGTAATGGTTATTCTCCATTAGCTACCGCAGAAGAGGTTAGTTATGAAGCAGAATGTACATGGTCTGGGTTAGTAGGAATTAGAGAATTAACGGATGAGCATATTGATGTAGGATATACAGAGGAAGATTTATTAGAAAATGGTGTCGATGCAATTGTTTTATGGCCTACAAATTAAAACCATCGAAAACTAGAATTTATCGGATAGGAGAGTGAATAAATCATTATTACGTATAAAAAATCAAAACAAATTCAAATGATTAAAATATAAAATTATCAATATTATTTTATTTCCTATTAGAATTATTTTTATTCCAATATTTAAAATGCTTGATAAATGTAAAACCAAAAAGGAATACTCTTATAAAACAATCATAAAATTAGTCCAGTATTGTATTGATTATCATCTAAGTAATGATGAATGTATATATGTGGCTTTGAATAATTATGTTGGAGAAGAATGTAGCGATAACGGGATATATAGCTATAGTAGTTTGTGTGACCTATATTGGAGCTATACTGGACAATCTAAGAGAGTAAAAAATAAAATATCACATGTTTACCATTATCAAAAAGATGAATATATTAAAGCAGTAAAAGAATTATGTGGGAACCCATTGTCGGACGAAGAAAAGAAACAAGAGTTTACAAAAACAATGAGTGATGGAGAAACATATTTAGCCTATATATATTATAGAATTCAAGATAAGGAAATTTGTAAAATTAATAATACTAATAAGGAGGAGGAAAATAATAATGAAAAGATTTAAAACAACGGTAACTAGGACTGATGAATACATAATTGAGGTTGATGAAACTATTATAAATGAAGAATGGATGCAACACTTTAGACGATATTTCTATGACTTTGACTCACTAGAAGAACATGCAGAGCATTTATCACAAAGTAGAGCAAGATTTGAACAAAGCTTTTTTGAGGGTTATGGAGAAGTTTTAATTAATAGTAAAAAGTCTTGGAATGTGAAAGATGAGAATGAAATTGAAAAGGGAATTAATATCATTGTTAAGAGTGAAGACCATGATTGTGAAGTTGAAGTGGAGGAACTTTTATAATGATCAATAAAGAGTTTTTACAAGCAATAAACCCTAAAGAAAAACCATACAACCCAAAATATTCAGAAGGTACATATACATTCTTACATAGAAACAGAAATAAAGATGTTAAAGTTTACTGGAAGAAGAAAGATAATATTAATGGAGATATTGTAAGTTTTGACCCAAGTGATATACGCTCACCGCAAATATACTTTATGTATAGAGAAAATGGTGATTGGTTTGGAGTATCATGGTATAGGATTATGAGCAATAAATATAAGGTATTAGATTATTCGAGTTTTGAAATGGATGGATTTGACGATATTACTGAGTGGTTTTGTAATGAGTATATTAGAGTTGGAAGATGTTTATTTGATTCAAATCATATAAATTTCTTGCTTGGTGAAAATAATGATTATGTAGGTGAGCATAATAGATTTGAAATTATTGATGGAGTAAAAAGTTGTAGATGGTGTGGGAAGGAGATTAAATAAATGGAAAGATATTTTGAGGTAACTGGTCAATCAGATTTGTATAATGAGTATATGGAGTACAAAAACAATCTAAAAGTAATAGATAATATTTCAACAGAGTTTATGAGTGCTCAAGGAATTGAAACTGATGGATATGCAAATCAAGGTGATACTTTTTACATAGAACCTACTGAAAATGACTTAGAGAAGTTTGGCAAGTCATTATGTAAACCTTTGAGCAATGATTTAAGAGCATTTAAAGTTAGTTCGAAAATAGGGAAAGCATGGGTTAAAAATCTTGAAGAGAAACAAGTACAAATTATAAGTAAACCATTCGTAGGATTTAGTTTTAAAAATTGCATGGGGAAAAATCGCTCAAGAATATTTGCTATAGACAATAGTGTTTATTGCTCATTCAGTAATGAATATGATTTTGATGATACTCCCGATGGGTTTATTAAGATTAAAGCAAGTGAATTTTATAAGATTATTGAAGATCATAATGCTAAAGTTAAAGGGGAGGAATAATAATGAATGTTAAATATATTAAAGAGTCGTTTTAGAAGTTGAAAGTGAAGGAGTATGGACAGAAGATGCAATAGTTTTTAAGACTGGTAGCAATTATGATGTTACAGAAGGACAAACAGGTTTACAAACAACTGATGATAGTGGAGAGTGGCACTGGTTATCAGGCACAAGTGATTTTAAAAATGTAGAAGATATGGAATGGTTTCTTGAACATTTCGAAATCCTAGCAAAATGATCTTTTAATTGCCAAAACAATATGTGCAAAACTTAATTTTATATAAAAAGTTTTGTAAGCACAGCAAATTAACCTTTTAAAGGGTAATAAGAAAGGAGAGGATTTGTAATAAAACGTCAAGACTTAACTGGCAAGGTTATTGGTAATTTAACCGTCATAGAAGAAACAAGAAATAAAAGAGGCGAGAGATCTTGGCTATGTCAATGTGATTGCGAGAATAAAACACAGATGTTAGTAGATAGGTATAGGCTTGAAAAGGGTTTAAAAACTCATTGTGGATGTAGGAGGAAATATAACCTCCAGAAAGAAAAAGATTTCCCGCATGAGTACATAGGTAAGTCAAAAACTTGCACATCATGCGGAGAGGAACATCCTTATACTGATTATTATTTCAAAGAAACAGTCGATATAAATGGCATAAAGCAATATTTATTTAACGCAATGTGTATAGACTGTTACATAAAACGTGGGAGTAAATATACTAAAGAACATCCAGAAATGAATAGGGAAAGTAGTAGGAAAACTGATAAAACTCCTAAAATGCAAGCATATCATAAAGAAGCTATTAAAAATTTAAGAGAAGAAGGTTATTTCTTAGGATATTATGCAGATAACCCAGAAAAATACATAAAATACAGAGAAGATCATGATGCACATAAAAAACACACTATTAGTATAAAAGATTGGAACGATTGCAAAGAGTTTTTTGGATATAAGTGTGCATACTGCGGAATAACTGAAACAGAACATAAAGAGAGATATGGTCAACAACTACAAAAGGATCATGCAGAGAATCAAGGAGATAACGGGATTGGCAATTGTGTTCCAGCTTGCAGGTCATGTAACAGTGTCAAAAAGAAAAATGATTGGGACAATTGGTTCACACCTGAAAACTCAAGATATAGTCAAGACAAATATAATATAATAAGCAAGTGGTTAAATAGTTTTAATAACACTATAAGTAACTGATTTTATGCTATGGAAGGAGAATAAATGACAAGATATATACTTAAAATATATTGCCCATATTGTGAAACTAGGTTTGAAAAAGAGTATTCTCTTCCATTAAATAATGATGATATTGAATGTATTTCGTGTGGATCATTTACTGGACAAGAAATAGTAAGCATAAAAGAGATTAATTATTGTACTTGTGGTAAATGTACTGGACTGCCAGATTACTATAAAGATGATGAGGGTATATAAAAAGAGAATTTGATCGTATTAAGAAAGAAGGAAAACAATAAATGATTTTTAAAGACGAAGATAATATTATTTTTAAATTTGGGACAGGTGATATCAATATGAATAGTGGGTCGATTGAAGTAGATGGGCAAAAACTAGGAATTATTACATATAATAATCAAAGTCCAAGATCAATAGGCAAAAACCCTGATACTGGTCAGTACCCACTGGAAGTTAATTTATATGATTTTCCTGCTTTTATGACATTTTCTAAAGTTGAAAGCATTGATTCTTTAATTTTGTCATTGGAGTGTGCCAAGGTAGAAATGTTAAAATAACACCTCCTTCATGCTACTGTATGCTTCCATATACTCTGTTTTCCAACGGCATAACTACGATAAAACATAATTTTGAAAGGGTTAGGAGGATGGAAACAATTGAAAAATTGTGTTGTAAGAACTTATGGCAGAGGATATTCTAGTCCTACGGAGAATTTATCAAAGAAGCTAAGTGATGGATGGACTGTAAAGAGTAGTACCCCAATTTTAAACAGAGATGGTAAAACAGAGTACGTTGAATATATTCTAGAAAAAGAAAATAAAGTTTGACTTAATAGTATAACTAATATATAATATAGATATACATAAGAGTTCATGCATTGAAAGATTATTTTCTAAGGAAAGGAGGATTGGGTTATGGAGGATATGTACAATGTCACTGAAGTTATTGCAGATTGTTTCTCAGGATTACAAACAAATGAGGAAATTGAGTCAAGAGCAGCAAAAATGATTAAATTTATTATGCAACAAAAAGAAATGTGTAAAAAGTATCTAGAAGCTGGAATTTTGTAAAAATAGATACTATATATGGTAGTGATAGCACTAATTAAACACTACATATAGTGACCGAATGAAAGTTTCATTTTATCCTACAAAAACAAATAAAAAGGAGATAGACAATGGAAATTAACATTAAAGACTATTTAAGCGAAGACGAAATTAAAGATATTGTCAAAGGTGAATTGAGAAGCAAAGTAGCAAGTATATTTTCGAATGAATCAGAGACAGTAAGAATTATAGGGAATATGAGTTATCACTTTATTTGGGAATGCGTTGACAAAGAGATTGGTGGGAACCTAGAAAATAAAATTAAAGAAAAGGTTATTGAAGTGCTTAGTGGGTTAACTGAATTCTCCTTGTTTAGAAGGAAAGACGCATGGGAGAAACAAGAATCCATTGGTCAGAAGATATTAGACCAAGCTATATCAGATAATTCTAGTATCATACATAATCAAGTGAAAACATATCTAGAAAACTTGGATGAAGATAATTATGTATTTGAACAGGCGGTTAGGGAAGCAATCACACAAAAGATATTAAGTTAAAAATATCACCTTCCAAATGCTCCCGTTTACTCCCATATGCTCCGTTTTTCTAGCACAAAATACCGTTAAAACGATTATTTTAATCTATAAATAGAAAGGAAGATAATATGTTAATTGAAACTAAATATAATTTTGGAGATTTAGTATATCCAATAACCACGAGATTTGAAACACTACAGATACCTACAAATTGTCCTGCTTGTAATGACAAAGGGAAAGTTGAATTGAATGACAAACAATATACTTGCCCTAAGTGTAATGGTCATACATATCATAATGAAGAAGGAGACATTGAATACTATGTCTATTATAAATCAGGGAAAGTTGGAAAATTAGATATAAGATTTATATGCCCCAAATAATAAAAGTTATAAATCTGAATTACGATACATGCTAGATTCTACTGGAGTAGGGAGTGGGTCATGTTGGGAAGAAGATAATCTATTCCCATCGAAAGAAGAAGCACAAACTGAATGTGATAAGAGGAATATTGCAAGGAAATTGACCATAGCAAATTAAGAATTGATGTGGAAATAAAATAATAATGTGAAAGAAGGTTATAAATAATGAGTAATTATAATAAAGGCGATATGGTTCAAGTGGTTGATGGTAGTTATTCTTTGACAATTAAAGATGGAGATTTCTGTCGCTCATATGGAATAGATTTAATGAATAGAGATTTTGAAGTATTACATACAGATTTAAAGTTGCCAGCATCATCAAGTGATGATCAATTCAATACCATGATTATCAAAGCAAAAGATAATAACCAAATTGTATATACTCAAGAACGAATGGTGATTCCAAGTGAGAAAATTATCGAACCTGTTATCATAAATTTTCATATCACTACATCATCGAACTATAATGCAGAACAATTTGCAAAAACTATTGCAGAATATCTAAAGAACAATAATTATAAGTATAATATGGGAATTTGAATACCCGTAAAAAAGAAGTTTCATGCTGAAAGGAGATTAAATAATGAGTATTGACAGTGACACAATCAAACAATTTGAGGATATACTTGAACATAAGCGTAGCAAAGATCCAATACAAATGGAATGGAATAGAGTGACGGAAGAAATTTACCCATATAAGAAGATTTATAGCGTCTTTAAGTTAGGTCAAGCAACTATACTATCAATGTTTAAAAATAATGTGTATCAATATATGTGCAATGACGATAAGGACTATATTGATGCAATTATTAAATCACAAGACGACGATATTGAGATGAAAGAAATGCTAGATAAATTGATTACGGAATAGGAGATAATTAAATGACAGAAATTAAAAGTGAATCAGTATTTCTAGATGGTGGAAAATATGAAGTTGTCTTTGATCAATCTGGTTATTCTACTGAATTTTATGCTTTGAGATATGGTGAGAAATGGAGAAGTCTTACAGGAGATAATTTAGTTTTGTGTTTGTTCCAAAGAATTCAAGACTTAGAAGATAAATTGTATACTAGTATTAAATAAAGGAGGAATATATAATGAATGTTTTAGAACTCAAACAAATATTATCAGATATTCCAAACGAAGCCATTATCTATACGGAGGCAGACCATGGACAACAACCAGAGCAATCATTTAGTGTTTATGTAAACATTGAAGACTTTGAGGACGGAGAATTACCTTTCAATGGAGAAGATATGGATTGGAATGATATTGAGGATATTGATGTTAGTAAAATTAAGGCTGTTCTGATTAGTTATTAATATACTACATATAAATAAAATATATCCTTGACAGTATAACCAATAAGTAGTATACTATACATATGGGGTTAGGAAATAAATATTTAAAGAAAGGAAGTTGCTTGTGAAAAACAGTGGGAACTGTTGGAAACCAATCAAACGCGGAAATCCCCCACCTCAATATTAAATATTATCCTTAACTAAATAATATATAATATAATTGAAAGAAGGAATTATTACATATGGCATTTTATAGTAAATTTGTATTCATTGGGGCTTTAGGAATTGCAAAAGATAAAGATAAATTTCATAATACATTCTTAAATAAAAAGGAAACATGGGTATCTTCAAGAGTTAACTTCATGGTGAAAGAATCAGATCATAATGGAGTTTTTGTAGAACTATTCGGTGGATACCAGGCAGACGGTAAAGGTAGAATCTTCTCTATGGATTTAGATAATAGTAAAATTGAAGTTCCATGGAAAGACCGTGAAGATACAGAAACATTAAAAATGGTTGCTGATTTTAAGAAGTTCAAAGCTGATCTTGGCGAAGCAAAAGAATTTCTTGCAGAGTATGACATGATTGAATATCTTAAAGATGTACTTCCTTCAATCACAGAACGGGTAGTAGTTATTGGAAGTGTCAAGAAGGAATACTACAAAGGAAATTATAATGACAAATATATTATTCAAACAATCCGATTTGCAAAGGAAGATGAGAAGAATAAACTTTCAGTAAGTATGGATATTTTCTACTCTAAGGATTCATTAGATACCAGTGATTTTAAAGAAGAGAAAGTTCTCAGGCTTACAGGTTATGTTTCACAATATATTGATAAAGATATTAAGACTAAGTTTATGCCACAACAGTTTATCCTTAGTGCTAAAAAGTTAGACTTTGAAAATGATAAGCATGTTGCAAAATTTGATTTCTTGAAAAAGTATATCACAGTAAAAGGTAAAACTTATGTACATATGCCTTGGCAGATGTCTATCTTTAGAGGAGCAGATGAAGTTGAATGGGATGAATCAATGCTTACTAAAGACCAAAAAGAAGCAGTAGCATTTGGCCTTTCAACGGCAGAAAGTTTCAAGCCTAGATCAAATGCTCTTGGTGGAAATATCTTTGAATACCGTCTAATTAAACCACTGTTATCAGGAGTATTTTCTGAAGGGGTTATGGATACAGAACTTAAAGTTGAAGAGTTTGAGGAAGATATTTTTAGACCTGTAGAGAAAACTGAAAAGTTTAAAGAACCTAAAGAAGATAAAAAGATTGAACCTAAATTCAATATTGATACAATTGTAGAAGACGAAGATGACGATTTATTCTCGTAGAAGATTCAGGAGGAGTTAATTCTCCTCCAACTAATAAATAAAATATAATGGAGGAATTTAATTAATGGCTTTTAAGAAAAATGTAATCAAGGTAGATTTGTGCTCCTATCCACCATATGTAATCATGGGTGAACCTAAGAGTGGTAAATCAACACTATTTCGTGATTTAGTCCTACATAACTATGGTAAAGAAGAATCTGGATTGCTTATCTCTTTTAAAGATGAAGATGGTTATTTAGCATTAGATAGACTACAGTTTGAAAAAACTATTGAGTGGAATTCAGATGAAGATGAAGAAACTGGATTACGTGGATTCGTTCAAATTGTAGATGATCTTGTAGAGAATAAAAAGGATTATGAGATTAAAATGGTTGCATTTGATACCTATGATAAGCTAGTTGAAATGGCTATTACAGAAGTATTGAAACAACATAAAAAAGAAAAAGGAACACCATGTAAATCAATTAATGATGCATTAGGTGGATATGGTAAAGGTAGAGATTATCTCCTTGAGATTATTCTTAAACAAATTGGAAGACTCAGAGGAGCAGGTTATGCAATCTTTATCTTAGCTCATACTAAGTTCAAAGAAAAGACTGATCCACTAACAGGAGATACATATGAACAATTAACAAATAATCTTCGAGCTGATTATTACAATGCTATTGCTAATATTGCTCAAATGATTACAAATATTACAGTTGAACGAGAAGTCAAGGAAGGTAAACAAGTAGGAGAGAAACGAGTAATTTACTTTAGGTCAAATGGTATTGTTGATGCTGGAGGAAGATTTGCAAACTTGCCAGAAAAACTTCCTCTGTCTGCTGAACACTTTATGGATGCATTTAATATTGGTGTGAAGAGTTCTTTTCTAGGTGGAGTATCTGATAAGGTTATTGAAACTCAGAAGAAAGTTGAAGTCAAAGAAATTGCTAGTGCAGCAGATGTTGCATGGAAGAAAGAACAAGCAGAGATTCAACAAGAACTAGCACATGATGATGTTGCAGAGTATGTAACTATTATTCAAGCAAAATTCCCTAAAGCAAAAGATGACGTTAAAGAAACTATTCGAGGAATTATGTCTGAGTATAATATCGCTAACTTTAAAACTCCAGAAGAACTCTCGCCTGAAGGATTAAAGAAGATCGTAGAAGCCCTCGCTTAATTAGCATAGTGGGATAGGTGAGATATCCTATCCCTTATTACTCCATAAAGGATGATAGAAATGGCAAGAAGTTGTGTTTGTCCAATTACTAAAGAACACGGTACTACAGATACATTTTATTGTGTGCCTGAAAAAGGTAAACATAAATATTATAAGTCTCAAGAGATATATGAAAAAGGCAAACAGGATAAAGAACAGAAACAAAAAACAATAACTTATGTGCTATCAATACTTGGATATGAATATTCTCCATACCTTAGCAAGAGGCTTACAGAATTAAACGAACATTTTACATATGAAATAATTTATTCAGCTTTTAAAATGCAAACCGAGAAGATTAATTATGCACTACAAAATAAGTTATCTAGTGCTAAAGAGCAACAAAAAATCAGTTATATTATGAAAATTATTGAAAGTGTAATCAATGATTGCAAACCTGCAAAAGAAGTAATGAAGAACTTTGATATTGATGTTAATGATTTAAACAGAGTAAATCATATACCCATCAGGCATGGAGATATCACAAGGTTTTTAGAAAGTGAGGATCTATGAAATTAGAAACATACCCAGAGGGTTTAATCAAAAATAGAGAAGTTATTGAAGCATCTTTTATTTTTTCATTATATAAAGACCCATCACTATATGGAGACTATTCTAAGGATATTAAATTAGACAATGAAGACGGGGATATCAGAACCTCTGATGGCATTTTTTACTATAGTGTTGGATTACAAATGTCTAAACTTGGATACCAGAACTTTGATAATTTAAGTATTTCTACATTTTTGGAGAGCAATCAAGTATTAAAGGATGGATTTGAGTCTAGAGGTAGCTATAAACCAATTGAAGAGATGAAGAGTCTCATAAATATTGAGAACATAGAAACCTATCATGACGAACTAATAAAGAATAATATGCTTCTAAGATTGCATGATAAAGGATTTAATGTTGAATCCAACATGGATAAGTTCAAGAAAATGACAAGCGAAGAAGTTTACATGTATTATGACTATTTATTAAATAATATTAATATTAATACAGGAAACACAATACAGATAGAAACTCTTGAAATTGATGATAAATTCATTGAAGAATGTAATGTAGGAGAGTCTAAAGGTATTGATTACGGGAAGATATGCCACATACTCAACTACTTAACATTAGGACTTCCTTTAAGTGATATGTATCTGTTTGGGGGTCATAGTGGTGTAGGAAAGAGTAGCTTTGTATTTGCCAATATGATTATGCCAGTTGCATCAAATGGTGTTAAATGTTGTATCATTTCTAATGAACAAAAATCTAAAGATTTTAAGAATATATTATTATCAAGTGTACTAGCAATGGATTTAAATTATTGGGATCTTACTCGTAAAAAGCTAAAGATAGGCAACTTTACTCCCGAACAACTTGCGAAAATATATGAAGCAAAAGCTATAATCAAAGAAAAATATTCAAGCATTAAATTCGTTAAACTATATGAATATAGTGTAGTTAAGGTCAAGAAGATTGTTAAGAAGCTTTCAAAACAAGGTTATCAAGTTTTTCTCTATGACACATTTAAGAGTGCTGACTTAAATGAAGGAGAGTCATGGAAAACTATTGTTGAAGATTCAAAACAATTATTCCAATTAGCAAGCAAAGAAAATGTTTGTATTATCCCTACATATCAGTTAGCACTACATAGTCTCAATAAAAGGTACTTAGATGCAACATGCTTAAGTAATGCCAAACAAATTAAAGAAGTATTTTCTGAGATGGTATATATGAGGCAAGTGTGGGAAGATGAAATGGAAGGACAGAAATATGATATTAAACCATATAATCTTAAAAAAGACTCACATGGTAAATACACTAAAATAAAAGAATCTTATACTATGAGTTCAGATAAGAAATACTTAATTTTGTTTCTAGATAAGACGAGAAATGATGAAGATGCACAAACAATACTCTATGAATTTAATGGAAGATATAATATCTGGAAGGAGATTGGTTACTGTTCTCCATTCCACGATAGGAGTTAACTACATATGGACTTAATTTCACTCCAAGACTTTCTAAAAGAAGATAAGGAACACATTATTGATCTACTGACTGATTCTGGATTTGAGAATATCAATTATATCAGGACAAAGCATGAGATTAGATGTTCTAGGGAGGCAGGAAGAAACCCAACTTCTATAAAAATTAATACTGAAACACTAGGGTATGTATGTTTTAGTACCAATACTAGGGGAAATGTCATATCTCTATTGCAGTCTTATAGAGGACTGAGCTTCAGATACACACTTGATTACATAAGCGATTATTTCAATTTAGATTTAATACCTCATAAAAAAGTTCATCTTCCCTTTGGAGCATTCTACAAAAAAATTCTTAATAACTATTCAATTAATGACGTAGAAATAGTTACACACTCAGAAGATGTTCTAAAGGAGTTTGCGGATAAACCGAATATGAGATTTTTCGATGATGGCATTACCTTTGATGTACAAAAACAATTCGATATAGGATTTGATCTAGAAACATCAAGAATTACAATACCTTGGAGGAGCGCAGAGGGAAAATTAATTGGAGTTATTGGAAGGTTGAACGAGGACAATATTAGTGATGAAGTTCCAAAATATTTAGCTGTAATTCCGTTCCCTAAGTCCCACAGCGTATATGGATTCAGTCAGAACTATGAGCACATAGTAAATCAAACAGTTTGGATTTGCGAGGCCGAGAAGAGCTGTCTGATTGCTAAAAGTTTAAATATTAATAATGTAGTCTCTGTAGGTAGTCACAGCATATCCTCTATACAAGTACAACTGATCAAATCACTGATGCCAAAAAAAATTATTGTAGCATGGGATGAAGGAATTGAGGAGTGTGAAATAATTACTGAATGCAAAAAGTTTAAAAATAGTTTCATAAAATATGATATAGGATATTTTAATCCTTCATGTCTACCTAAAGACTCTAAAATGTCATTATTTGACCTGAATAATAACAAAAAAATATCTCAATTAGTAAAGGAGAATGTAATTTGGCTAGAGAATTAGAACCGATAGTAAAAAAGTTAGTAGAAGATGGAAATACAGTTTATAGTTTCAGTAAATTAAATACATTTAAGCAATGCCAATATGGGTTTTATAATACATATGTGTTAAAAAATAGAGGAATAGATAATATTTATAGTGTTTGCGGTAGTAATATTCATAACGATCTAGAAATGATATATAATGGTAAAGAGGTTAACTTGACTAAATCATTGAAGACTACCCTTTCAGAACTAGATATGTTAGGTGTTACCTTCATGAATGATAAGATCAGGAATTCTTGGGTAGCTGATATGAAACATTTTAGTAAGAATTTTAAAGCAAAAGAGGGTGAATATGTTACTGAGGAAGGGTTTATCTTCGAGATAATGCCAAGAGTCTATATCCAGGGATATATTGATATGGTTGAAAAACATAAAGATAACCATATTGATATCATAGATTTCAAAACAAGCAGTAAGTTTGATAAAAAGAAGTTAGTTGGAGCAGGGAGACAACTTGTATTATATGGCATAGCTAAACAAGATAAATATATTGTTGATAAGATTGCATGGCATATGCTTAAATATTTAAATATTTGTTGGGAGATGAAGAACGGGACAATTCATAAAAAGATGGTTAATAGGGGTAAATGGGTTAAAGAAATAGGAACTGATAAACAAGCTAAAGTTAAAGGTACTACTACATATAAAACCACAAAGAGTATGTTGAAGAGGGAATTAGAAGGATTAGGTATTAAGGAATTTGAAATTGATCTACTGCTTACAGATTCAGTAAAGAAAAATAATTTATTAAACTTACCAAAAGAGATTCAAGATAAGTATTGGTTGGAAGATTGTATTTTAGAGTATGAATTTACTGAAGAGACAAAAAAAGAGTTTATGGATTTTGTAAAGGATACACATGAGAAAATTCTTAGTAAAGATTCTACGAATGAAGCTGACTGGAAGCCTATGAATATTGATGGTGATAGCTTTTTCTGTAGTTATCTGTGCGGACATCGGAAAAGTTGCAAGTATTTGCATGAATACTATGAGAAGTTAAAGCTAGGTACAACAAAAAAAGATGATGAATGGGAAGACTTATTTAGTTAGAAGGAAGGTGATTTAAATCCCTAGACAGATTGAAGATTTAACAGGTAAAATATTTGGCAGTTGGAAAGTTTTAAAAAGAGATGAATTAAGAAAGGGAAGTTATTGGATTTGTGAATGCCAATGTGAGGATAAGACTTTAAATTCACTAAGAGCAAGCCACTTAAAGAATGATACGTGTGCTGATAAATGTATTGCATGTTCAGACAAAGTAATATATAATAATAAAGTAGCAAAGGCTAAGAAAGTTGAGGATAATAAAAAGGATTATTACAAAAGATTTATTGATATGCAATTCGGAAATCTTATTGTAAAGAGTTTTTACGGTCATAATAAAAATGGTTCTATGTTGTGGCTTAGTGAGTGCCAATGTATAGAAAAGACAAAAGTTATATGTTCATCAACAGACTTAACTACAGGTAAAAAAGACCATTGCGGATGTTTAACTCGTATTAGAATGTCTAATAGTAAAAGAAAATATAATACATATGACTTAACTGGGGAGTATGGAATCGGATTTACAAACAAGGGAGAGGAGTTTTTCTTTGATTTAGAAGATTACGATTTAATTAAAAACTATTGTTGGATAAAACATTGTGGTTATATAGAAGCAAACTCGTTAATTTTTAATGGTAACACTAATATAAAAATGCATAGACTAGTTATGAGAGAAACAGATAAGGATGTAAAAGTAGATCATATATATCATAAATTATATGATAACAGAAAATCAGAACTAAGGTCATGTAGTAATGCCGAGAATTGTGCAAATCATGTAATACATAAAAATAATACTAGCGGAAAATCAGGGATAAGTTGGAGAAAAGATAATTCCAAGTGGAGGGTAAGAATATGGAAGGACTATAAATGTTACAATATAGGTTCATTTTCTAATTATGAAGATGCAGTAATGGCTAGAGATGAAGCAGAAATAAAATACTTTAAAGAATATAGATGTGAAGAGGATGCGATTTAATGAAAAATTATACCCTATATCACCTACATAGCGACTTATCTGTAATTGACAGTGCTACAAAATTTAGTAAATATATTGAAAAAGCAAAAGAGTTAGGTATGAGGTCTATTGGGTTTAGTGAGCACGGATCAGTATTTCAATGGGTTAAAAAGAAACAATTATGTGACAAAGAAGGAATTAAATACATACATGGTCAAGAGTTTTATATTACTGAGTCATTAGATGAAAAAGTCAGAGATAATTATCATTGCGTTCTTATATCTAGGAACTGGGAGGGAGTTAAGGAATTAAATAAACTCTCTTCTTTGGCATATCATAGAAATGACAATCATTATTATTATAATCCAAGGTTATCTTTAGATGAATTAATTACTACATCAGAAAATATCTTAGTCACAACTGCGTGTATTGGAGGTATCCTCTATAAAGGCAATGATGAGGTTAAGGAAAAGTTTATAGAATTTCTAAAAAGTAATAAAAGCAGATGCTTCTTAGAGATTCAACATCATTGTGTAATTGAGCAGTCAAATTATAATCTAGAATTATTACATTTGTCAGAAACTATAGGAGTCCCTTTGATCACTGGTACTGATACGCATAGTTTAGATATTTTAAATCACCAAGCAAGACAAAAATTACAAGCAGCAAAAAATATTAATTATGGTTCTGAAGATGCATGGGATTTAACATTTAAAACTTATGATGAGTTATTGGAATCATATAAGAAACAAAATGTTCTATCCTTAGATGTTGTTTTAGAAGCTATTAATAATACTAATAAATTGGCAGATATGGTTGAACCGTTTGAATTTGAGTATAGTTTTAAATATCCAAAGTTATATCCAGACTCTAATAAAGTATTTAAAGCTAAGGTATCTAAATCATATAAAGACAAAGGTTTAAATTTGATACCAGGATACAAGGAAAGGATTAATCATGAATTTAAAGGGATTACTCATAATGGGGCTGTGGATTATTTACTACTACAAGAAGATATAACTACATGGTGTCATGAGAATGATATTTGGCAAGGCCCATCACGTGGTTCTGTTTCTGGAAGTGAATGTGCTTATTTACTTGGTATTACTGAAATAGACTCTGTAAAATGGGATATGAACTTTGAAAGATTCATGAACCCTGAAAGAGTAAGCTTGAGTGATATCGACATAGACTACCCTCCTGACAGGATAGATGAAGTTAAGCAATATATCTTCAACAAAGAGAATCTGTACTGCTCAGACATCCTTACAACGAATACCATTGCATTAAAAGGAGCGATCAGAGATGCTGGTAGAGCGTTAGAAATACCTTTGACTGAAATAATGGAAATAAGTAATAATATTGAATACAAAGAAAGTAAATATAGGGAAAAATATCCTGAACTATTTAAATATGTAGACTTATTAAATGGAGTAATTACGTCTATTGGGAGTCATCCTTGCGGAAGCATAGTTAGTCCATTGCCAATAGACGAATATCTAGGAACATTTACTACTGCTACAAGCGTGTATCCTATTTCTCAAGTTGATATGAAGTGTGTTGACTCTTTAAATTTTGTAAAATTAGATATCTTGAGTCTCGATAATGTACAAATTATTAATGATACGTGTAAATTAGCAGGGATCGAAAGACTGAATCCCGATAATACTGATTTTAATATTAAAGAGGTATGGGATAGTATATTAGAGAGTAATATAGGAGTTTTTCAATGGGAATCTGAATACGGTCATAGTATCTTTAAGAAGCTATTTTCAAAAGAAACGATAGGTAAAATTAAAGCTAAATCTAGTAAAACTAATTATCTTGATTTGTTTAGTATGGGGAATGGTGCAATACGTCCTGCTGGTGAATCATATAGAGATAAAATGTGCCAAGGGGAGTTTAATGACAATGGGCATTTTGCTTTAAATGATTTACTCGAACCCACACTAGGATATTTAGTTTATCAGGAGCAGATCATTGAATTCTTGAATAAGTTCTGTGGATTTTCAATGGGTGAAGCAGACTTAGTTAGAAGAGGTTTTGCTAAAAAAACTGGTACTGAGCAATATATACCAAAAATTAAAAGTGGATTTATTAAAACAATGCTAGAAAAATACGAAGTTTCGGAAGAAGAATCTTTAGTAATTATTGATGCATTCTTAAAAGTAATCGAGGACGCGAGCCTATATTTATTTTCGCTAAATCACAGTTTACCATATTCGATGATTGGATATATGTGTGCATATTTGAGATATTATCATACTGGTGAATTTTTATCTGTAATGTTAAATATTAATAAAGATGATATTGATAAGACCGCAAAGATTGTTGAGTATGCAAAACTTAAAGGGATTACTATTGAGTCAGTTAAATTTGGAAAATCTCTTGCAGATTATGTGTATGACGGCAAATCAAAAACTATCTATAAAGGAATTGAAAGTATAAAATTTTGCAACGCTCAAATAGCACAAAAATTATATGATTTAAAGGATAATACATACTCAAATTTTGCAAGCTTATTGCCCGATGTGTTGGGTACTGGAGTAAACTCAAAGCAATTAGACATACTTATTAAGTTAAATTTCTTCATAGAATTTGGAAGAAATAAAAAACTCTTGAAATACGTTGAATTGTATAATGTTGTTGGCGTAGCAAAGCAGTTATCTAAAGAAAAAGCTGTTAAGTTTGATATAAACTTAGATATATTAATTAAACATTCAAGACAAACTGAGAAAAAATATATCTTATCAGACAATGATATAATACTTAGTGAATTATGGGATACGATACCAGATGAATCAATAAACATTATGGAACAAATACACGCTGAAGCAGAATATTTTGGATATGCAAGATCAATAAATCCAAATATACCTGCTGATTACGGGATAGTGATTGATTTAAATATGAAATACTCTCCAATAGCCACAATATACCGTGTTAATGATGGCAGTGTTGAGATTATAAAGACAGATAAGAGGAAGCATACTAAAAACCCCTTTCAGCAATTTGATATGATTAAAACTGTTACTAGAGAATCTAGACATAAAAAGAAATACATAGGTAAGGACGAAAAAGGTAAAGGAGTTTATGAAAACTTGGAAGAGGAAGAAGATATTCTTACCCAATGGACAATAGTAACTTTTGATTAACAAATAATATATAATTTAGTTGACTTATAATACTCCGTATGGTACAATAATATACAGGAAGTCATTCAACACCAAAACAAAATTCTGAGTGAAAAGAAGGCGAAAATCATGTAAATTTATATAATTCCAAAATATCCCACCTCGCAAAGTGGCTTGTAGTAAGGGTTTCAAAAACACAAAACCACTTGAAAAACAAATTTTAAGGGAGGTGAAATAATGTTTAAATTTTTTAGGAATACAAAGAGAGGAATACATAATCTAATAAAATGGCGTAAAATAATCTGGAATGATAGAAATTGGGATCATTACTATATTTACTCAATATGGTATAAAAAATTTGACAATATGGAGAAATTCTTTAATAGTGATAAAGCGTGGACAGCTAAATCAGAAGGTATTGCTGGACAAATTCATGAAGTTAAATTGCTATGTGAAAAACTAATGAAAGATGATTATTTAGAAGAAGCATTGAAACCATATGAAGAAAAATATGGAGATGTAGAGTTATTTAAAATTATTGATAATGAATTAGAATATAATGTCGATGAAGAAACTGTTTCAGCACATTGGGAATGTTGTAAATTAGCTGATAAGAATAGGGAAGATGATAAAAATAGGATGTTTGATTTGTTAAAGTTAAATATTGAAAATTTCTGGGATTAGGAGGATATAAATAAATTGTCTGATTTAACTCAATGCCAATCAATAAAATGTATTAAAAGAAACCAATGCTATAGAGTATTAGCAACTCCTAGTGATCCACAAACTTATGCTTTATTTGAACAAGTATGCACAGAGTTAAACGATTATAAGTATTTTTGGCAGGCTAGAAAAGAGTTTATTAAGGAAGAAGTTATTAAGGATAATAAATAATAATATTGGAGGATACATAAATTTGAAAATAGAACAATGGCTTACAGAACAATTAGGAAAAGATATTTGGGATAATAAATACCGATTCAAAACAGAATCATTTGATGAATGGGTAGATAGAGTATCAGCAGGAAATGAAGAAACAAAACGATTAATCTATGAAAAGAAGTTTCTCTTTGGTGGGAGGACATTATCTAATAGAAAAACAGGTAAAAATGCAAGTTATAGTAACTGTTATTCAAGTGGGTATGCTCCAGATTCTCTACTAGGAATTATGGAACTTAATACTAATCTTGCTATGACATATAAATCTCAAGGTGGTCAAGGATTATCATTATCTAAGATCAGACCAAAAGGCACAGATATTAATGGACAATTTGAATCTGATGGGATCTTGCCTTTCATGAGGATATTTAATATTACTACAGAGAGTGTTAGTCAAGGTGGTAGTAGAAAAGGTGCATTATTAATGTCTCTTGCTTGTGACCATAAAGAAATTAATGAGTTTATTAGTATCAAGACTAAAGATAACTCAATCAATAAAGCAAATCTTTCAGTAGAATTTGATGATGAGTTCATGTTAGCTGTAAAGAAATTCTATGAAACAGGTGAAAAAACAGTCCTTGATATCACAAAAAAATATGAAGGTAAATCTATTACATATAAAATAACTCCAATTGACATATATAAGAACTTTGCAAATAGTTCATATAACTGGGCTGAACCTGGGGCAATCATGACTAATAGATTCAGAAATTATAATCTAATGGAGTTTATTGTCGAATATGAGATTGTAACAGGCAACCCTTGCTTCACAGGAGATATGGAATTGCTAACAAAGGAAGGTTATAAAACACTCTCAGAATTAGAAGATAAAGAAGTACAAATTATTAATCCTGATGGCAACACATCAGAAGGAAAAGTTTGGTGTAGTGGAGAGAAAGATATTATTCAACTTACTTTAAGTAACAAGAAGAGGATAAAATGCACTCCAGACCATGTATTCATGTTAAATAATAATAATGAGTCACAGGCTAAAGATACTCTAAAACAAAGATTAACCTCTTATTACGGAGAAACTAATTTATCAGAAGATATTTTTGTACAATTAGGGTTCATCCAAGGAGATGGATGTGTTGGCAGAATTAACTCAGAACATCATCTAGGATTAGAAGTCAATATTGGAGATAAGGATGATGAGATTTTAGACTTGTTTGAAGTATCTAAGGTTGAAGGGAAACGTGCTTATTACATAAATGGCTATAATGATCTATTGGTACAGTATGGGTTTGATGGTAGCGTATTACCAGAACGAGTATTCCCTATTACCTATACATCTTGGATGAAGTTTCAAAGAGCAAATTTCTTAAAAGGATGTTATTCGGCAAATGGTTGTGTGATTAAAACTCACAGAGTATCATACAAAACTACTTCAAAAGTATTCTCATTGCAGTTAAAGAAAGCATTAGAAGAATTTGGGATCACGGCATATATTACTACTAATAAACCAACAATGGTTAAGTTTTCAAATGGAGACTACCTATGCAAAGAAAGTTATGATGTTAACATTAGTAGATTAACTGATATAATTACATTTTATCAATCCATAGGGTTTATGCAACAATACAAAATCCATGATTTAGTTGATTTAATTAAAATTAAGAGTCCAAAAGTGACATCTATTAAAAAACTTCCAAAAGAAAAAGTATATGATTTCTCTGAGCCATTAACCCATTGGGGAGTAGTAGAAGGAGTAGTCGTACATAATTGTGGGGAACAACCTCTTCCAAAGGATGGTGCATGTAATTTAGGTTCAATGAATTTTTCTGCCTATGTTGTGAACCCATATACTAAAGAATCATACTTTGATGATGATGCATTTTCAGAAGATGTTAGAGTAGCTATTGAATCATTAGATAATGTCCTAGACGAAGGAAAACTTCTTCATGCATTAGAAAGTCAAAGACAAATGGCAAATGATTATAGGAATGTTGGATTAGGCATTATGGGTCTTGGGGATATGTTTATTAAACTAGGTATGAAATATGGTAGCGAAGAATCAAAACGAATTCTTGATGTTATTATGTTTGAAATGTTTAGAAGTGCAGTTTGGAAGAGTGCAGAATTAGCAATAGAAAAAGGATGTTTTCCTAAATACTCAGAAAAAGTATTCGACTCTACTATTATTAAAGATCATTTTGATGAAGAAGAAATTGATACACTTAGAAAAATGGGTTTAAGAAACTGCTCACTTCTAAGCATTGCCCCTTCTGGATCTATTGGGACAATGTTGGATATTACAACTGGAATTGAACCTTGTTTTTCACTCTCATATCAGAGAAAAACAGAATCATTACATAAAGATAAAGAAGTATCTTATACCGTTTTTATGAGTAGTGCAAAAGAGTATATGGAATTATACAACACAGAAATACTACCAGATTACTTTGTAACATCAAATGAAATTCCTTGGAAAGACAGAATTGATATTCAAGCTATTGCACAAAATCATGTAGATACAGCAATTTCTTCTACAGTAAATCTTCCAGAAAGTGCGACACTTGAAGAAGTTGAACAATTGTATTTATATGCTTGGGAGAAAGGATTAAAGGGAGTAACTATTTTTAGGGACAATTGTGCAAGACTTGGTATATTGACTAAACCAACAGTAGAAAAGAAAGCTATTGAAACAGTATTAGATCGTGGGTTTGTGACTAAAGCACCATCAGAAGCAGAAGGTAAGACATATAAATTTGTTAGTGGTTGTGGTAATGCATATGTTGGAGTGACATGGGATGAAACAGGTAAGATTAATCAAACATTTACTAACAAAGGAAGTAGTGGTACCTGTAGAAGTAATCAAGAGGCTGTATCAAGATTAGTATCATTAGCATTGCGTGGCGGTATTCCAATTGAGAAGATTATTGATCAATTAGAAAGTGTAGATATTTGTCCATCATACATAAGTGCTAGAGCTAAAGGAAAACCAGTTAGCAAAGGAGTTAGTTGCCCTCATGCTATTGCTAATATTCTTAAACAAGCAATTAAAGATGTTGGTGTTAAATTTGAGAATGTTGATAAGATTTTGCAAACTAAAACAGTTGTGGTAGAAGAAGTTGCTGATAATTCAAGATTATGTCCCGAATGCAAAGAGTCTTTAATTAATGAAGGTGGTTGCATTCAATGCAAATCATGCGGATATTCTAAGTGTAACTAATAAATAAAATGATGTGAGGTAATGTATAAATGGAAACTATCTATTTTGCTAAAGTAAATCCTAGTGTAATTATTCCATCAAAGAATGTTGAGAATGCAGGGTATGATGTATATGCTAACTTTGAGGAAGATTATATTGAAATTCAACCACATTCAACAATGATGATTCCTACTGGGATTGCAAGTGCATGTTCTCCTGATTTTTACTTTCAATTACAAGAGAGAGGTAGTACAGGGACAAAAGGAATCGCTCAAAGATGTGGAGTAATTGACTCTGGTTATCGCAATGAATGGTTTGTTCCTTTAACAAATACAACAAATAAAAGATTATTTATTTATAAGGAAACATTTCATTTTTTCAAAAATGATAATATAATCCTTTATCCATATGCTAAAGCAATTGCTCAGGTAGTATTACTTCCAGTTCCTAAAACAGAAGTTATTGAAAAAAGTTATGAGGAATTGAAGCTAATTACATCAGAAAGAGGAATGAATTGTCTTGGTAGCACCAACAAATAAAACGAAAATTTTAAGGGAAAGGAAGGATGTTAAATAATGAAAAGTGGTCAAGATATGTTTAAAGAAATGCTCATTAATGCAAGCAAGTACACAAGAAGTACAGGTAATTTAATCGGAGAATCCATGAAAAGTATTGTGAGAGTAGATAAACTAGAAACTAA